CCACGGCCACGCCGGCGGCGGCGCCCACGGCCGCCACCTTGCCGACCGTGCCGAGCACGCTGCCGCCGAATCCGTCGACCGATCCGGCCGCGTCATTGAGGGCCCGGTCGAGGCCGCGCGTGTCGCCGGTGATGGCGACATTGAGCGCGGCCTGCGCCATGCCGAAGCTCATGACCGCCGCCTGCGGCGGGCCCGCGTGGCCTGCCGCTGCGCCCGCTCGCCGAGCTGCTCGACCAGGGCCAGCGTCTCGGCCAGGGTCAGCCGGCGGATGGCGTCAGGCGGCCAGCCGGTGGCCAGGGCCAGGGTCACAATCCACTCTCCACGGCGCGCCCTGGCGGCGCTGGCGTAGGGTCCGGCGCGGCGGCCGGCGTCACCTCCACACGCCACGTCTGCGCCTCGGCCCATGTCACGCCCGGCTCGAGCCGGCGCACGAGCAGCCACGCCAGGCCCACGATGACCCGGCTGCGCGGCACCTGGCCGGTGTCACGCATGAGCTCGGCCACGCCGGTCAGGTCGGTGCCGAGGGCCTCGGCCAGGTCGAGCAGCTCGCCGATGCCGAGGCCGTTCGGGTCGATGGCGGCCACCGGCAGCACCACCCGCCGGCTAGCCGGCACCGGCGCCAGGATGGTCGGCGGCTCAGCCTCGAGCTCAGGCCGGCGCGGCGCTGGCGATGCCATGCAGTACCCGCCCGATGTGCTCGTCATACCCGCGTGCCACCTCGCCGGCCAGCTCGTCACGCGCCGGGCGCAGGTACGGCCGAGGCTCGAGGCCGCGCCGGGTGCTGCCGTACTCGATGACCGCGGCGTACTCGGCGCCGGCGCCGATCCGCAGACTGTGCCGGCCGGCGTGGGCCCACACCGAGCCGGCCAGCTGGCCGGTCAGGATCGGCGCCAGGCTGCGCGCCCGGCTCACCGCCGGCGCCAGGTAGCGGCCATGCACCTCACTCAGGTCACGCACCTGCTCGGCGCCCTGGCGCATGGCGCGCGCCAGCTCGTCACCGCCCTCGACCCTGAGCCGCTGCGAGGCGGCCACTACGCCGCCGCCGGCTCGAGCTCGAGCTGCTCGCTGTCGGTGGCCGCCGTCGGCGCCGTCACGCTGAGCTGTGGCACGCCGGTCACCGGGAACGTCACCTCGGTGGTGGCGAACGTGTTCACCTCACCGCCCACGTCGGGCCTCGGTAGCGTGACCTGGCACACGAAGATCGGCGAGTCGGCGGCCACCGCGCCGCCGGTCGGACTGAACCGCAGCTCAGCCGCGGCGCCGGCGTGCTCCCATAGGAATCGCGTGAGGCCGTCAGCAGTCCAATCCTGCACCGCGGTCACCAGCACGCTGAACGTCTCGCGGCCGAGCGCGCTGAAAGACCCGTCCGGGCATAGCGTCTCGTGCGTGAGTGTCTCCTGCTCGGACTCGATGGTGCACGCGCTGACGTGGCACTGGTACTCGAGGTGCGTGCCGGCGGCGTCAGGGTCCTCGAGGCTGAACAGCACCGAGGTCATGACGAGCGGCGACGCGGCGATAGCTGGCACGGTTAGGGCCCTCCTAGATGACGAGCGTGCGGCGGATGGTGGTCGACGTGGCCAGGTACTCGGTGCCGGCCAGGGTCAGCGCGTACGGCGCGCGGAGACTGGTGAGCGTCCACTGCTGGCCGGCCACCAGCGGCGCCACCTGCGTCACGAGCGCCTCGAGCTGCGTGAGGCTGGCGTCGGCGCTCACCAGGCCGGCCAGCAGGGTCAGCGTCAGCTCGAGCTGGCCATGCAGCTGCTCGCCGAGCTGCGCGTTCGGCCGGTACCACTCGGGACCGGGCCCGATGAGCACCGCCGGCACCGTGAAGCGACCGACTGATGGCGAACGCAGCACGGTGATGCCGGCGGCCTCGAGCAGGGCGCCGAGCTCGGTGCGGGCGTCGGTCAGTGCGGTCATTGGTCAACCGATGGCCGCCCGGTGGTCACGGTAGCGGTCGAGCTGTGGGCCCACGCCGGCGAGCCAATCGCGGGTCACGCGCAGCGGCAGGCCGGCCACGTCGAGCGCCGAGCTGATGCCGAGCGGCGCCTGCCGCCGGTGGTAGATATCACCGCCCACGGTGAGCGTGGCGGCGTGCACCTCGGCCGGCACCGGCGCCGTCTCGGTGTCGTACTCCCGGCCGAGGTACCCGAGCACCGCGCCATTGGCAGCCGCCACGCACTGCACCAGGTACGGGTCAGCCGGGTCACCGCCGACGAACGCGGCCAGCTCGTCGGCGGTGATGATGGCTGTCACGAGCGCCATGGCCGCGCCTCGTGTCAGCTCTTGGACTTGCCCGCCGTCGCGCCGGCCTCGAGCGCGGTGGCGGCGCCGGACTTGACCGCGCCACGCCGGTCGGCGAACGCCATGTACGCCCATATGCCGAGCTTGATAGCCGCCGGCCCGTCGACCTGCTCATAGCTGAACCGAGCCACCGCCGACTCGTAGATGACCATATCGGTGCGCCGTGCGGTGATGCTGATGGCGCCCACGCCGGCGGTGCCGTCGGTGCTGGCCCACGACAGGATCAGCGGCACGCCAATGACCGAGGCGCCGGCGGCGCCGGCATCCTGCTGGCCGCCCGCGTTGGCCGGGCCGAGCCACGGCACCATGAGCCGGCCGTCGGCGGCCGTCTGCTTGAGCGCGTTGGCGTACACCGTCGGCGACGCAAACACCGCCTCGGCCGGCTGAAAGCGTGCGCCCTGGTACGCGATGATGCCGCTCACCAGGCCGGCGAACGGGTCAGACGCGTCGAGCGCCGCGCTGCCGGTGGCCGCCGCCTCGGTGCCGGCCACGATGGCCGCCTCGGTCACCTGCGCGTACGCCTCGATGAGGTCCTCGAGAATCATGGCCTCAGCCGCCGGGTCGGCGCTGTCGAGCACCTGGCGGCTGACCTTCGTGTGCCCGGAGTACAGCACCGGCGTGGCTGACTCGGCGGTGGTGCCAAAGTCACTGGCCGCCACGTTAGTGCCCTCGGTGCCCTGCGCCGCGACGGTGGTGCTGGTGGTCACCTTGGCGAACGTCCGCGGCCGGGCGTCGGTGATGGCGAACCGCTGAAAGAATGAGCCCATGGGCCGGCCCTTGAGGATGCGCGGCACGAACAGGCCCGGCATGAACTCGGTGGGGATCGCGCCGCCGAGCTCACTGGTCAGCACCTCGCCGGCCCGGTCATACAGCTGCCGCGCGGCGTCGGTGACCTGCGCCTGGTGGCGCGCCTGGCGCTCGCGGGCGTCACTGTCGCCACGGCCGGCGGCCACCAGGTCACGGATGAAACCGTGCTCACTCCGCGGCCCGTAGATAAGTTCCGGCCGGGTCACGGTGGCCGGCGAGCTGTCCATCCGCTCGAGCGTTGCCAGCTCGGCGCTGCGCCGGGCCAGGCTGGCCGGCTCAGGTGCCGGTGGCTCAGGCTGAGGCTCAGGCTGAGGCTCAGGCGCCGGCGGCGTCTCACGTGTCTCGGTGGTCATAGCGTCCTCACTCCGTGCGGCCACGCGGGCCGTGTCGTAGGCCGGCGTCAGGCTGCCGGCGATGGCGCCGAGGCGCGCGGTGCGGTGCACCGTCACGTCGGCCTGTTTGGTCGGTCGGCCGACGGGCGCGAACTCGACCGAGGTGCCGTTGGCACCGAGCTCCACGCCGTCGAGGTAGTCCGCGGCCAGCGGCGTGTCACGCAGCTCGGCGCGAAAGTACAGGCCCTCGGCGCGGTCCTCGAGCTGCACCACGGCGCCGAGCAGCTCACGGCGCTCGTGGCTGTACAGGAACGGCAGCCGCGCGCCATCGGTGCGCGTCATCCACCGCTCAGCGTCGGCCGCGAACGCGCCCGGCGCGAATGATTCTCGGTAGCCGCCTGGCGAGCTCCACACTTCGCCGTACGGCACCGCGATGCCCTCGACGGCGCGCCGGGCGCCAGGCTCGGCGTCAGCTGCGCGCAGCACTGTCGGGGCCACTGTCCACCGTGTTGACTCACTCATCGGGTACCACTCCGTGCCAGGGATTGACTCGGCAGCGGCTCAGCTGCCGGCTCGAGCGGGCCGAGGCCCTCGGCCGCGCGCACCTCGTCGACGGTCATCCACCCGGCGCCGAGCGCCGACTGCCAGGCCGTGTACCGCGCCTGCTGCTCGCCACGCGTCAGCAGCGCGGTGCTCATCCGCATGACCCGCGCGCCTGGCAGCAGGTCACTCAGCAGGTCCTCAATGGCGGCGATGTAGTCGGCCAGCGTGTAGCGCACGAACGCCATCCCCTCGGACTCGGTGGTCCGGTACGTCTGGCTGTCGCCGGCCGGCGCATTAAGCAAAAAGCTCGGCACGCCGAACGCCCGGCCCACGTCGGCCACGAGCTCACGCCGGGCCTCGACCGCGGACTCGGTGAGCGGGTCGGCGCCGTACGGTGACGCGCTGGCGCCCTTGCCGAGCACCGCCGGCCAGTCGGGGCCCTGCGCCCGGCGGTCACGCCAGCGGCCGGCGATATCATCCGCCTGGCCGGTGGTCAGCTCGGCCTCGGTGCTGATGACAGTCGTGGGCGCGCCGCCGGCCTGCCAGTAGCGTGACGCGTACCCCTCGGCGCTGAGGGCGCCGGCCCACGACATGCGGGCCAGCTGCAACAGGCCGCCGAGCTGGTCGCCGGTGTCGGGCCAGGCGCCGCGCCGCACCGGACTGATGAGCGCCGCGTCGACCTGTTCGGCGCCAATCTGGTACGTGGTCAGGCTGCCGGGAAAGTCGCCAGGCGCCCGACGGGCCGGCGGCGTGATGTTGGCCGGCGGCACCGGCACCAGGCTGGCCGGCACGCCCTCCGAATCGGTGCCGCCCACGTGGCGCAGGTAGGCCACGTTGTACAGGGCCATGGTCGCCGTGACGCGCCACGCCCACTCGCGCCGGGTCAGGCTCGCCATCGGTCGGTCGACCAGGCGGCTCGGCGGCAGCTCGAGCGTGCCGCGCCACTCCCCCCATGGCAGCACCGCCACTGCGCCGGCGATGATGCTCACGCATCGGTAGATGGCGCTCAGGCCGAGGGCGTTGGCCTCATTGACACCGTACGGCGCCACGCCGCCGGCCTCGCCGAAGTACACCAGCGGCAGGCTCGGCGTCGGTGGCATGGCATCGCGCAGCAGGTACTCGGCGAGACGGGCATACCACCGCACGCGCGGAGTCTAGCCGCTGGCCCATGTACATATCCACGCCAGTTATCCACACCGGCGCCGGCGGCTCAGGCCCTAGACGAACACCTGCACCGGCGGCTCAGGTGCCAGGCCGCGCGTGGCGCCGTAGGCGGCCAGCGTGGTGCTCATCACCGCGTCGATGTACCCCATGCTGCGCCGGCGCGTCCACCTGAACGCACCGTCACGCTCGGCGCGGCCGGCGACTGACCACTGCGCGGCCAGCAGCGGGTCACCGATGTGGCTCAGCTGCCGGGTCACGATGGCCTGATAGATACTGCCGCACGCCTCGAATACTTGGCGCATGGCCAGGCCCTCGAGCGGCAGGTCAGGCCGGTCGATGGCCAGCCGCTCGAGCACCGGCGCCGCGCTGGCCGCCTGCTCGTACAGGATGGCCGTCGGCGGTCGGCGGTCGGCCACCTCGAGCACCGCGCTGCGCAGCTGGTCGGCGCTAATCGGCGCGCCCTCCGATCCGCGCAGGTCACGCACCACCTCGACCGGCAGCTGCTCGCCGGCCTGCCAGCTCGCCGACAGTGTGGCACGCTGCCAGCCGGGCGCCGCGTCGACACCGAGCCACCATTGCGCGCCCACGTCGGACTCAGCCGGCCGCTCGCACGCCTGCCAGGCGCCGACGGGTAGCACCTGCTCGGCCACCGAGGTGCGAATGTTGAGCCGCTCGCGGCGGAAGCTGCCCGGCAGGCTCGTGCGCCGCTCGGCCCGAATGTCGGCCATGCTCAGCAGGCCGCCGTGCACCGCCGGATTGGCGGCGCGTATAGCGTCGGCGCTATCGGCGGCATACTCGGGCATGCCGTACTTGATGAACGCATACGCCGGGTCAGGCGCCTCGGCGCCGGTGGCGATGCGCACGCCGCGGTCCTCGAGCTCGTTGAGCACCGCGCTGTCGGCGTAGCCGGCCGTCGACGTGGCCAGCATCAGCGGCGCCGCCTGCGCGGCCTGCGCGTAGCGCAGCGCGTCATACGTGTGGTGGTCGCGCTGCGTCAGCAGCTCATCGAAGTACACCAGGCTCGGCGAGTAGCCGCGCGCGCTGCCGGCCTCGCGGCTGACCACCTGGTACCACGAGCTGCCGAGGTAGATGCCCTCGTGCGCGGTGATGCGCGCCCGTTGGCTGAGGTCCGGGTCGGCGGCGAACAGCCGGTACGCCTGGTCGTACACGATGCGCGCCTGGCGGCGCTCGGTGGCGGCGCCGAGCACGGTGCCGCCGGGGCCCTCATCGAGCCACCACCCGATGAGCGCCAGGCTCAGGCTCGTCTTGCCATTCTGGCGCGGCACCATGACCAGCGCCGTGCGGGCCAGGATGCGCCCACGTCGGTCATGGGCCAGCACCAGGCGCAGGGCCTCGAGCTGCCACGGCATGGCCCGCCAGCCTGGCAGGTGCCGCATGAGCCACGCCGCCGCCGCGTCGCCGTAGGTGCCGGTGGCGGCCGTCGGCCAGGGCGTGACGTACAGCGGCGGTGGCGAGCTGCCGCGCCGGCGTAGGCGCCGGGTCGGCGTCGGCCGGTCGACCAGGGCCAGCCGGGCGGTGTCGGTGTCGGTGAGATAGTGCCGGCGCCGGGCGCCGGCGCTGCGCCGGTCGATGGCCACGCCGGCCCGGCGACTCGGTGCCGACCCGACTCCATCGGCCGGCGTCGGGCCGGCCGGCACAGTTTCAGTCGATTGTCGCCGACGGAGGGGCGTGCTGGCGCGTTTGGCCAAGAAATCCGCCCCTCACCACTCGCGCACAATGCGAGCTCGAGGCCCTCGAGCTCGACGGTCGGCCAGGGCGCGGGTCAGGCCGCGATGGCAGGCCACGCACACGCCGCGCAGGTTGTCGAGCTCGTGGCTGCCGCCCATGACCCGCGGCACGATGTGGTCGACCTCGACCGAGGGCCTGGTGCCACACACCACACACACCGGGTCACGCCGTAGCACGGCCCTGGTGTACTGCCGCCACGGTTGGCTCATGGCCTGAGTCTACGGTCGACGTGGTGGCGGTGAGTGCCGGGTCATGGCGCCACGCCAGTGCAACAGGAGGTCAACACTGGCGCAGGCTCGCCAACACTCACCACCACCACCACCACCGGCCGGGGGGAATCGGCCGGCTGCTCAATCGGGCGCCGTACAATCGACCGAGGCCGGCGCGCTCGGTTGTGTCACCTCCCGAGGCGCCGGTCACTTGCGTGCCGCCGGGTAGCACACCAGGCACCCGCGGCCGTGCCGGCCGTCATGCACCGGCAGCGCCGCCTCGCCGGGCCCTGGTATGCGGTGAGCATGCTCACCGTCTCGTCTCGTCTCGTCTCGTCTCGTCTTAGCATCCGGCGCCGATGCCCACCGCATGCCGGCCGCATAGCGCGCCCGCGCGGATCGTGCGGCGCGCTCTTTGGCCAGGCCCGCACACGTGTAGCACGCGTGTGCCGTCTCGATGACAAGCCCGTGACGCACGAGTAGCGCATACGCAGCACGTGAGCGGCGCATGAGCGTCCTCGGCGCATCACTCGGGTACCACTGTTCGGCGCCGGTCAGCAGCCGCACGTACAGCGCCAGCGCGTGGTCATCAGCCCACACGTCGGGATACTCGGCGGCGAGCTGCCAATAGATGCGGGTATAGCCGCCCTCGGCCATTAGTCGGCCTCGGTGGCCGGCTGGCGCGGCAGCCGCCGATACGGCACGCCGAGGTAGCTGGCGCCGTAGTGCGTGAGACACGCGCGCCCATGCCACACCTGGCGCACCGAGGTCAGGGCCATGTGCACCCGCTGGTAGATGGCATGCGCGTCGACCTGGCCGGCGCCATACGTCACCAGGGTCGACACGTCGGTGCCGGCCGGCGTGTCGCCTAGCGCCTGACCAGCTCGCGGCACCGTTCGCACCGGCTCGGCCCTTTGGCGCGCAGCAGCTCGGCCTCACTGCGCACGTAGGCCAGGCCGCACGCGGTCCGGCCGGCGTACTCGACCGATGGCACGACATGGGCTTCACGGGTCAGCACGCCAGGCGGCCAGGTCACCGCGATGCGCCGCCAATGCGACGGCCGAGCTGTCACGCTGGTCATGTAGGGCCCTGCCGGCCAAAGACGCGGCGCCAGGCGGTGCGCACCGCATCGGTGTAGCTCGGTGACGGCGCCGACTCGTACAGGATCAGCTCAGGCGCCGGGCGCAGCACCATGAACAGCGCGCCGCGGATCGGTTCGAGGTGCTGGTCACACAGCTGTATTGGCTCATCGACCAGGGCCAGGCGCACGTACCCGGTGCTGACCTCGACACACCCGGCGGCGCTGCAATACGCCGCCGCCATCATCCGCCAGCCTGGCGCGAGCGGGCCAGCTGCCGGCGCACGTAGGCCAGCAGGCTCGGCCGCATGATGCGCGGCGTGCCGCCGATCATGACCTGCTCGAGGTCACCGTCGAGTACCAGGCGGCGTACGGTGGTCTTTGACTTTTTCAGGGCCTCGGCCGTCTCGTCGAGGGTCAGCAGGTCCTCAGGTAGCCTCGGTGTGCGCGCTACCCCCCCCCCCCTCGGTGCCTTGCCAATGGTCACGCTGTCTATCCTCCCGGCGGCTGACGGAGCACCGCCCACGGTTGTGAGATGACCACCATACACCTCATGGCCGGCCATGGCACGGCATGGGCCTCGGCGTGGTCACCGATAGGCGCCGTTGGCGACCGATGGCGGCCTGTGGTACGGTCACTGGCCCATGGCACCTAATGACGGCGCCAGGGTCGACCACACTGAGGTGACACTGAGGTGACTACTCCAAAGATGGCCCGCGTGCGACGGGCGCCGGCGCAGCTGCACGGCATCCGCCGGCTGCCGAACGGCACATACCGCGTCCGGCGCAAGGGTCACGGTGACCGCCGCGCCCGCACCCTGACCGAGGCCCGCGCCATTCACGCCGATATGTACGCCGTGCCGGCCGGCGCCACCGTCCTCGGTGACCGGCGGCTCAGCATTGCCACGTACGCCGAGACGTGGCTGCGCGAGCTCACCGCTGACGGCATCCTGGCGCCGAGCACGGTGGCCGCCTACCGCTCGGCCATCAGCACGCACGTCGCGCCTGACGCGTTCGGCAGCCTGAAAGTCGCCACCGTGACGGCCAAAGAGTGCGCGGCCTACTTCCGCCAGCTGCGCACCAGGCGCTCGAGCGTCAGGCCGTACGGCCAGCTGACCGATGGCACCGTGCGCGGCGTGAAAACGGCCCTGAGCGCGATGTTCAGCCACGCCGTGCGGGCCAACATGCGGGCCGCCAATCCGGTGGTGGCCGGCGTCCGGCTGCCGGCGGCCACCCGCGGCGACATTGACCCGCCGACCGCCGACCAGCTGCGCGAGCTGCGCGCGGCGGTGGCCGCTGACCCGGCCATGAGCGCCCTGACGGCGCTGGCCCTGGCCACCGGCGCCCGGATCGGCGAGCTGCTCGGCCTGACCTGGCAGCTGGTCGAGCTCGACGGGCCCACGCCACACGTGAAGCTCTGGCAGCAGCTCATGACAAAGACGCGCACGCTCGGGCCGACCAAGACGGGCGCCCGGCGCGTCCGGCCACTCGATGAGGTGACGGTGGCCGCGCTGCGCCGCCACCGGGCGGCTCAGGCCGAGTATGCCGCCGGCCTCGGCGCCCGCTGGCAGCCGTACCCGGTGCCCGGTGGCCTGGTGTTCACGAACGCCACCGGCGGCGGCGTCAGCTACTCAACGGCCGCGGCCCGGCTGGCCGAGGCGGCTGAGCTGAGCGGCCTGGCCGCGCAGCGCCGGGCCGAGGGCCTGAGCGCCCTGCATTGGCACCATTTCCGCCACGCCCACGCCAGCATCCGCGTCGCGCGCGGCGAAGACCTGTATCAGGTCAGCCGCGACCTCGGCCACGCGTCCATCCGCATGACGGCCGACACGTACGGCCACCTGCGGCCTGAGTCTGACCCGGCCGGCGCCAACGCCCGCGCCGGCGCCCTCGGCCTCGAATAGGCCGGCCCATGCTGGCCCATTGTTGGCCCATTGCATTTGGCGAGCTGTGGCGCGCCACGCTCACGCACTGAGCTCAGCCCCACGCTCAGCCCACGCTCAGCCGTAGCTGCCGGGATTATCTGGCACAACTGTGGCTGTGGGGCCCAAAACGCCAGAATCCGTGCTCAGCCGTCGGCCTCAGGGCCGGCGGCTGGCCCATTGCCTGGCCCATGGGCCTCGGTCAGCTGTGGCGCGTTTGGCGACCGTTGGCCACCGTTGGCCGGCCGCCACCGGGTACCCGGTGCGAACGCCGCGGCCGGCTCAGCGGGCCCGCGCGGCGCCGTGCCGGCCCACACCTCGAGCTCGCCGACCGGCCGGCTGTCGAGCCACCCGGCCCACCGCTCGGCCTCGTCGGCCTCACCGTCGGCGTAGCCGGTGGCGTAGTCCTCGTCCGCCGGCGGCTCGGGCGCCGGGTCGACCGCGCCGGCGTCACGCACCAGGTAGTAGCCGGCCAGCACGCCATCCACCAGGTGCACGAATCCTGACCCGTTCGGCGCCTTCTGCGGGTCCTGCGTGATGCTCGCCACGCCGTCGGCGTGGGCCCATGAGCCGGCGGCGAACGTCGCCTGCTTGGTACTCCCGTTCGGCAGGTAGCCGGTGGTCAGGCCGCCGGCCGCGCGCCACACGCGCGGGCCCTCCGGGTACACGCTGAGGGTCACGATTGTCTCGCCCATGTCGCCAGCTCCTAGCTCGTTGGCGCGTATCTCGCGCAGGTCATTACCGCCGAGGCCCTTGAGCCACCCGGCCATGTAGCTCACGCTCTTGTCGGTCGGCCCGGCGCCGGGCGGCGCCAGCGGGTCGTACACGGTGATGGTGTCGGCCGTCTTGCCGACGGCGAACACCTCGTGCGTGAACGTGCCGGCCTGGTAGCCGCACGGACTGCCGTACCCGGTCAGACACATACCGATGCCCGGCCGGGCCAAGAACTGCGCCGCGGTCAGGCCGGCGGTCGGCCCACGCAGCCGGGCGCCGTACACCGCCAGCGCCCGGCCGTCGGTGGTGCCGAGGTCCTGTGGCTCGTCAGCCACCAGCTCGAGCCGCTCGCGTTCGGCCTGCGTGTATGGCGCACTCATGACCAGGCCGCCGTACAGCAGGCCCATGGCGTAGCTGGTCGGTACGCATGCTTCCCAATCGCCGGCCTCCCGTTCACTCCACACCTCACCAGCTCGCCAACCGCCGCTCATGTCTCGGGCCCTCCGTGTCCGTTGTGCCGGTCGAGCCAATCGGCCAGGGCCATCACCAGCCGGACCAGGGCCAGGCTGAGCAGGATGGCCGCCAGGATGGCGCCGGCGCCGGCCAGCTCGCCGGCGCTCATCAGTCGCCGACTCGGTTGAGCTGCAATAGCGGCGCGTGCTCGCCGGCATTGTTCACGATGGCCAGCGCCGAGCCCTGTGAGTGCTGCACGAACAGCTCGAGGTAGTCGCCGGCGGCCAGCCGTTTGTATGCCGAGGCCATTTGTGGCGCGATGACCGACGCCGGCGCGTAGAGGCCGGTCTGCACAATGATGGTCGCGCCGTTCTTCGTGATCCACACCAGCCGGTAGCCGGTCGAGGTCGCGCCCGGACTGTTCCACGCCACCACCGCGTGCAGGTGATACAGGCCGCCGAGGCCGGCCGGCACGGTCAGCCGCGATGACCCGAGCGCGTACCCGTGCGTGTCCTCGTCGACCACGGTGAGATTGACCTTGTTGGCCGAGCCCGAGCTGAACGCCGACTGTGCCGCCGTCTCGCGCAGCGACGCCATGGCGCCGCCGGCGATGCCCTCCGTGCGCCAGCCGCTCGCTGTGTAGCGGGTCAGCGCGCGGGTGCCGGTCAGGTAGGCCGGCTGGCCGAGGGTCGGCGTCGGGATGGCCGCATCACGGCCGGCGGCATCGGTGAAGATGGCCGGCACCTGGCGGCTCAGGTACGTGTTGAGGTCATCACTCAGCAGCCGCTCGAAGTCGGCCCACTCTTTGTATGGCACGTCTACCCTCCGATGAGCTCGACCACGGCATCCACCGCCCACCCGTCAGGGCCGAGCGCCACCGTCTGGCCGAGCATGTACACGTCGACCGAGACGGCCGGCGGCGTCTCGTCATAGGCCACCGTGAACCGCTCGCCGAAGTCGGCGCACACCACCAGCGCCACGTCAGTGCCGCGCGGCCGGATGGTGCCGAGGCGCAGGGCCCGCCGGCCGGCGGCCATGTCCTCGAGGATGGCGGCCGCCCACGCGTCATACGCGTCGGGCGTCACCACGCCGGCGCCCTTCACGAACGTGGCCACGCTCGACCAGGCGCCGTACGTGCCGCTGCCGGCATCCTTGGCTCGCATCCGCCAGTAGTAGCGCGCGCCGTTGGTCAGCGGCGTGCCGGCGTAGGCGGCGGCCAGGTCATAGCCGCTGATGCCGGCCGTCAGGCCCACGGCGTGCCAGTGCGTGACGGTCGCCATGCTGGCATCGGCGCTCACGTCGATGTCGTACGCGGTGATGGCGTCGAGCTCACGGTCACCAGTCCGGCCGCTGAACGTGCTGGCCGCCTGGTCAGGGCCGAGCGGCGCCACCAGGGTCGGCGCGTCGGCCGGCGCGTTTGACTCATACGTGAGCCGCAGCTGCGGGCGTTGCGAGCTGGTGCCGTGTTTGGCGCTGTACACCTCGGCCGCGTTGGCGCTGCCGCCCGTCTCGTGGAGCGCGATGCCGTACTGCCCGGCGCCGCCGCCTGGTGAGCCACTCGGGCCGAGCACCGCCGCCGGCGCCCACGCGTGCACGATGGCCGTCACGTCGATGGCCACCTGCGTGGCGCCGGTCGGCAGCGCGGCCGTCACGCCGCCGGCGGTGGTGACACTCGGGCCGGGATACACCGCCGGCGCCGTAGTCCACGACTCGCCGGCGCTGTTCGGTGACCAGCTCGAGGTCACGCGCCGCACGAGCGCCTGCGGCGAGCTGCCGCGCGCCACGTGGGCCGAGCCGCTCACGCCGGTCAGCAGCAGCTCGGCCTTGGTGAGCTTTCGCACGTCACTCCACCAGTCGGCCGGCAGGCTGAAACCGACCAGGCCGCGCAGGTCATAGCCGGCCACGCTCATGCTCAGGTGCGTGTCGAGGCCGCCGCCGAGGCCGAGGCCGGTGTCAGTCCGGGCCAGCATCGAGCTGAACGTGGCGGTAGTCGTCTTGGTCGGCATCAGCTGAACAGCAGGTCGGACTCTTTGCCGGTCACGCTGCGCCGGCCGTTGGCCGCCACCGACTCGGCATCGTAGGCCACCCGGTCAGGGTCCGGGTCGGCCATGTCGAGCACCACGTGATTGACCAGGCCGATGCGCCGGCGCTCGGTCACGATTGTCTCGAGCGCGATGCCCTCGCACCCGATGAGGGCGCGCGGCGTCGACGGGCGCGGGTAGCTGCGGGCCCTGAACGCCAGGCGGCCGCCAGGGTCGAGCCACAGGTCACCGAGCTCGGCGTCACGCAGCCGCTCGAGGGCCTCGAACGCTGAGCCCACGAACGCATCAGCCTGGCGCGCGGTGACCGGCGCGCCGTACGTCACGCGCAGCTGCGCCGGCCAGCCAATCGCGTCGAGCAGCTGCGTGGCCTGCGCCCACGTGTTGGCCGCCGCCAGGGTCAGCGCCACGTCCTGCTGATGCAGCAGGCTCAGGCCGTCGAGCAGCACGAGCCTGGTGGTGCCCGCCGCCAGGTCGTGACTCACCTCACTCAGGTAGCCGCTGAACGCCGGGTACCCGTCGACGGTGACCCGGCCGGCGGCGCCGAGGGCGCCATTGGCGGCGCTCGCCTCATTGAGCGGGTCGAGCTCGCGCTGAGGGTCACTCAGGACCAGCTCAGCGCGGCCGGTCACCACGTCGGTGAGTATTCCATTGGCCGCCGGTGCGCCGCGTGTCCACTGGCCGCTGATGACCTCACACGTGAGGTCACTCATGGCCTCGGCCGTCGGCGTCAGCACCGACTCAGGCGCGTCGAGCAGGTCACGGTCGAGGATGAACGGCACCTCGCCGAGGTCGAGCTGCACGCTGACCAGCGCGCCGTCGATGTCGGTGGCCATCGGTCAGCCGCCATACGCTCGCGCGCTCGGCATCCGGCCGCCATTGTCGCCGGCGTACGTGTGCAGGGCGCGTACCACGCTGGCCGGGTCGGCGCCGGTGTAGATGGTCACGCTGGTCGAGCTGGCGCCGGTGGCGCCGCCGCCCTTGGCGCCGCCGCCTGGCAGCAGGCCGCCGAGGCCCGAGTCGAACAGCTCGCCCACGCCCTCGACCGCCTGCGCGATGGCGTCAATGAGCGGCCTGAGCCACCTGAGCAGCTCAGTCACCGCGCGCGCCACAAAGCTGATGGCACCCGCGGCCAGCTTGAGCAGCGGCACCAGGGCCGGCAGCAGGGCCTCGACCAGCTCGCCGAGTGTCTCGAGCAGCGGCATCAGGGCCGGCAGGATGGCCTCGAGGGCCGGCAGGAACGCGGCGCCGACCGACTCGGCCACCTCGCCGAGGCCGATCTGCATACGCTCGAGGCTGCCGGCGGTGCTCTCGCCGTACGCCTGCGCCTGGCCGGCGGCCTGCGCCTGTATTTGTGCCAGGGCCTCGGTCGACGTGCTGCCCTCGTCGACGGTGATGCCATACCGCGCCAGGGCGTCGGCATTGCCCTCGTTGACCTTGATCAGCGCCCGGCTGGCCTGCTCGAGGTCCATCCCGGTCAGGCGCGCCACGTCCTGCGCGGTGGCGAGCAGGGCCTGCGCCTCGGTCATGTCGCCAGTCGCGCCGATGAGCGGCACCAGCGCGTCACGCACCTGCGTATCGGTGAACGCGAGCTGCTGACCCGATGCTATGGCCGCGTCGATGGCCTCGGCCTGGTCGGCGTAGCTCAGGCCGGTGGCCTCGACGGCCGCCTGCAACCGAGCCTGCTCGGCGGCGTCATCCGCGGCGGCGCTGGTGACCGCCGCGATGGCGCCCACGGCCACGCCGGCGGCGGCGCCCACGGCCGCCACCTTGCCGACCGTGCCGAGCACGCTGCCGCCGAATCCGTCGACCGATCCGGCCGCGTCATTGAGGGCCCGGTCGAGGCCGCGCGTGGCGCCGGGGTTGGCGACCTTGAG